GCTACCAGGTTAATGCAGGTAAGACTGAGCTTATTGATAATAAGGCCTCTCTTATTGTACAGCAAAAAGATAACATTACAAAAGAAGTTGAACAGATTAACTCTCGTATTAACACTTTAAATGATGCTCGTAAGTCTCAAGAAACTCGTTTACCTCAAATGTCTCGTCTAGCAGCTAAACCTGTTTATGAGGATATGGCAAGATCAGCTGAAGAAATTAAAGGCTTAACAGCCCGGGTACAAGAGCTTCAAACTACAGCATTTGAGAAAGATAACGAACTTATTGTTTTAAACTCTGAAGGTAATGAAGTGCATGATATTGGCACTTTTAAGTTTGTAGCTGAGTCAGTTGGCTTGCCTCTTGATACAGTTGTAAAGCTTTTTATCCTGATTATTGTTTTAGTATTTGACCCCTTAGCAGTGTCTCTGGTATTAGCATATAACATTGCTAGAGGTGGTTCAATATTAAAAGAAACTAAACAGCTTTTAGTTGATCAGCCTATCCCGGCTCGGACAAAAACCATTATAACAGAAGAGATAACTGAAGAGGTTGTACCCGGTTCTGAAAAGACAAGGAAGTATTCTTCAAAGGCCTAAGTGTTTCTCGGTAAGCACAACGAACTCTGACCCTTTTTTAGTTGCAAACTGAGTTGCCGCCTCCCACTTAGCTCTATTTTTAACATACTCAGCTTGACGTCTAAGAAGAGATCTTGTGTTCTTAGTAGGTATGGGTGGTACGGTCTGAACAGAGGGCTTTATTTCTATAAGATATTTTTTAGTTTCGCCGTTTTTATTCTTTAAAGTTATATTAAAGTCTACAAAATAACGAGACACTCTTTGAGTGAGAGGGTTTTGATAAGGAACAATAACTGATTCTGATCCCCAGGTTAATATTGCTGGGTTATGGTCACACCAGCGCATAAACTTGATCTCATATGATGACCTGTAGAGTATTGGGGATGAGCCTTTATACTTGTCTTTATTAACAGGGTTGAATATACCTTGTTTGAACTTAGATGTTCTTTTGCGATTCATTAAAATATTGTTTTAAAGCTTTACTTAAGTTAGCTCTATGGGTATCAGTAAATTTTATACCCTTACGGCCTTCGCTCATTTTACGTTTTGTTTCTTCTGTTTTATTTTGCTTTGCTATAATTCTTCTTTGTTTAGCTTTTTCTTTATCCCCGCATATTTCTTCCCACGTTTTACCTTTTATTCTATTACGTAACGCTTCTCTTTTTTTATTAGCATATTCAACACCGTAAACCTCCTCCCAGGTTTTACCTTTATTACTGTGACTTCCTCCTTTTAATCTTCTAAAGCGAGGGTGCGGTATAGACTGATTGTAATAGTCATCTCTTTCAAGTACATTATTTTTTGTTAAATGTGTAATTTCTTTTTCTTGTAATTCTTTTAAAGAATCTCCTTCTTCTATTATTTCCCTCTGAAAGTTTTCTTTACCAAATTTTTTTATATCCTCTTTTAGAGTTTTACTACTACCCATATACTCTTTCCAGCCTTTTGTATAGGTTTTGAAACCGATATATTTTTTGTTGTTTATTAAATTGGTTATTTTGTAAATAAAACCATATTTCATAGATAAGTTATTTATCTATTTTCATATACTTTTTATCACCAATCAGCGCATGCAGCTGCTCGAGGTGTACCTGGCTTTGCTGACGAACATTTATGACGAGCTCTAAATGCTTTTTTGCGTTTAGTGTTACCAGACTTGCCGGTAACTTTTACACCAGCTTGTCCCCAGTGAATACGTTTGTAACCACCACCAGGGGATTTAACACATTTCATCCATTTCTTTCCCGAGCGCGTTGAAGAGGCCTTCTTTGTAACCTTGGTGCATCTACCACCTTTAGCTTCTTCTAAAACTTCTAATACTGTATCGTTAAAGTCCATAAAATTATTTATCCAATAAAGAACATAGCCCCTGTTACATCTTCATAGGTGTTCTTTTTCTTTGTAACATTATCAATTCTTACAAGAGTTCATATCATTATTTATAAACTTTTTTCAGGGTTAAAAATTCTATTAAAGGTATTAGTAACTCGAGCCATTATTGGCTGTTTGTTAGGTTGTAAAAATCTTCCATTTTTTTTGTTAACTGTAACAAGATCTCCGCTAAATATACAATACCAGGTTTTGTCTTGTTGAAAGTATTTTGGAAAATTTTCTGAATTAGATCTTGCAAGAGTACCTTTAATACCACCTTTTGTATACAACATAAAAGAAGCTTGTCTTTCTCCTTCTTTTGTTGCTAAACCTTTTTGAAGTTTAATAGCTTGTTCTGAGTCATTTTTAGAGTTAACTACATTTGAAGTTTGATTTTTTGCACTTTGCAAACAAATTGCTAAAGACTTATACGCCACCCAGCCTGGTTTCGTTGCTTGTTTTATTTTTTCAAGTTTTTGTTTAAAGCAATCATTCAACCCAGCTACAATTTCAAATCCTTTTTTAACTTTTTCTGATTGTTGTTCATAGCTACCGTACCAATTTATTAGTTCATCTTCTTCAGCTTTTAATTCAACATTATAAATAAGGTTACCGGATTTTTCTGCTGTTTTTGTGTCAAACTTATTTTTATTTCCTTCATAACCAGCATACTCTTTAGCTGTTGCAGTTCCGGCCGAAAAGTATATACCCCATCCAAATAAATTTTGACCTGTAGAATCTTGTCTAATTTCTTTTCCTACTTCAGCATTAGCAGTTTTTTGTATTGGTGTAGAAAAATTAGAAATTTCAGATCTACTTCCATGATAAGCAGACATTTCTAAAATTAACTCTACTAATTGTTCAAACCTACTCATAGATATATTTATCCAATAAAGAACATAGCCCCAGTAACATCTTCATAAGTGTTCTTTAGTTCAACTTCTAGAGCGTTTCTTTCTTCAATACCTTGAGACATAAAGTCTGAGTAGTTAACAGAACCACCACCGAAAAGGTTTGTGCCTGAGAATTTACCTCTTACGTTACCAACAACAATTTTACACAGAGCTAAAGAGTATCTGTAGATCCATCTTTCATTGATGAGGTCCTTTATAGGTCTTTCAATATAACAACCAACAACTCCTAGGTATGTTTGTTCAGGAATAGGTTCTGGTATGATTCTCAAATTTTGATTTTTAGGATCAAATCTATAATGCGGAGTCATGGCCAGGACCTTATTACGAGTATCAATAAAACCTTTAAGTACTTCCCAGGTTGTAAGGTCAAAGCCAAAGTTACCAACCATATAAGAAGAATAGATTTGCTGGGCCATGGCCTGCTCTAGCGTAAAGAGTGTATTAATGCCTGTAGTTTCACCGTAAGTAAAGGAAAAACAGTCAAGTACCCTTCTATAAGACTCTAAATCATAATCATAACCAGCCGACAGGCCTGCAGTTTGGGACTTATACATCTCTGGGGTCTGATTAATGAGAGTTGCGACATTCAATCCTACACCTCTTGTATATTTGACAGAATCAAATATTAAAAACTCTTCTGTGTACCCTGCATACTTGGTAAAAAATTCCATAGCTTGGGCAATGTTGTCGTAGATTTGCTCATTAGCTATTTCAACGTTAACCAAAGGCTCTCCCATTTGTCTGCGAATTCTTTGTGCCAGTGCATCATAACTCGTAATGATTGAGTTAAAATTGGTTGACCCAGAGGTATAACGAGGAAGTACGTTCATATTAGTTATTTAATTATAATTCTTTTAATCCGCCGTAGTAGCCATAAATTTCAGATCTATCAGTAATGCTTTCATCTATAATGCATTCAGCAGCTTTGTCGTTTGATTGCGGGTAAGGCTGTACCAATTCTTCAGGGTTAACTCCTCCAGCTTCTCTTCCATATGACTCATCATCATTGAACTGAATATTGAGAGGTTCTTTTGGTGCACCAGGCTCGGATGAGTACTCCCAACGCTTACACTTTATTATCCATACATAATGGCCCATAAGTTGGTTAGCATTGAATTGTAAATTTTGATCATCTCTTTCAGTTATCTCATATACTGGAGCCCCTCTACCGCCTGGTCTATCTCCAAACCCTCCATATTCAGCCATCTCAATTAAGTCTCCTGCTTTTGGTTCTCTGTAAGTACCAAATACTTCTTGAAAAGATGATAGATGTAAAATGCATGTCATATCACAATCAGCCATTATGCCAAATTTAGATAACATAATAGCATCATTTGTGATGTCAGTTAACATTACTACAGGGCCAGCTGATAGAAACGGTGTTGTTGGGTCTTCCCCGTATAGATAAAAATGAGAAGAAAGAGTATAACCGTGAGTATAATATGTTACTTCAGTACCGTAATGCCCTATCTGTTCCTCCCAGTAACCAGATATTAAGGCCCGTTCGTTTTCATTGACTGTCTTATTTAGATAACGGACCTTTTGCATATTAAATTGTTGCTAGTTT